AGCACCCAACGGCTGATTGAAAAGCGAGCATCCCAGGAACATCGAGTTCATGTCGGTGACCGCCCCCGTCTTCCAGAGGGCGAGGGGCTGGTTGAGCAGACCGCAGTCGCTGAACATCGAATTCATCGAGGTGACCGACGACGTATCCCAGCCGTTCAGCGGCTGATTGAACGAGCGGCACTGGAAGAACATTCGTGCCATCGTCGTGGCCTTGGACACATCCCACATGACCAAAGGCTGGTTGAATCGGTGGCAGTTGTTGAAGGTGTCACTCATGTTGGTGACACTCGACGTTTGCCAAGACGAAAGCGGCTGATTGAATCGAGTGCAGCCCCGGAACGTCCCGAACAGCGAAGTGACGGCCCCAACATCCCAGCCGTTGATGTACTGGTCGAACGAAGTGCAGCCGTAGAAGCAGTGACTGAGGGTCGTGACGCCCGGCGGCAGGGTGGGCGGGACAGCCACCAAGTCGATGCAGTTCCAGAACGCCTGGGCCAGGGAGGTGATGCCGAGGTTGCCCCACGAAAGGCAGGCCACCAGAGAGTCCCAGCCGGCCGGCTCGACCACCGTGGGAAACACATCCGGCCCAGTGGACGAAATTACGCCCAGGCCGGTGAGGGTGCCGGTGATCCTGACCAGATACCGCCCTGGTGCGGCATAGGTGTGTGACGCAAGGCCCGCGACCGTCACCGTGTCCGAGGTGTTGTCGCCCCAATCAATCGTGACATTCACGGTGCCGTGAAGCGGAACGCTGAAAACCCTGCTGGCCGGGTTCGCCCCAGCCGCCGTGTTGACGTAGAGGCACAGGGCGTCCGGGTCATAAATGACGGCCGTGCCATCGGGAAGTTGGCGCGTGACGAGGGCAGTCTTGGCGGCGACAGCCTGCCAGCCGGTGAGCGCAATGCCGCCAACCCCTGCCGGCTGATCGGAGTCGCAGCCCGCAAACGTGCGAACGAAATTCAGAATGTCGGACAGGTACTTCTTGACCCCACCGGGACAGGTGTAGGACACCGTGTCCACCGACTCGGGCGGAACGTAGTAGGCCCCGTCAGACCCGTAGGTCAACTTGTTGTCGGCGTCGTCGCTTTTCCCAGTGCCGGCAAATACTGTGGGCATGACTGTCTCTTAGTTCGTGAAGTGATACCAAGTGTTGGCCGCCACCTTGATGACCTGAGTCAGCGTCAACACGCCAATAGGCCAAGTCGAGAATCCCGTGCCCACGCCGCCTCCCTTGATGAGGCCACCCGTAGCGTTCTTGTCCTGCCAGTACAGGCCCACCCCGGCGGCCGCAGGCTGAATCAGCGTCCTGAAGGTCGAGTCCGCAAGGATGTAGACGGTCGAGCCCACCGGGATGGTGGCAGCGGTGTCGGCCGGAAGCAGGATGGTGGCATCACCCGTGGGGAAGACGTTCCAGACGACGTTGCCCGTGTCGCCGGCCTGAAGGGTGTACTGGGCCGCGCTGATCTGGCGGATGCTCTGGGTCGGACGGGGGTGAACGTGGTCGGCCCGCGCATAGGCAGCGGACGTTCCGGTCACACCCACATTGCCGTCTGCCAGCGGAACCGTCGTGGATGCCGCAATCCCGATCTGGGCAGGGGTTGGGAACGGATGCTGGTGGTCCGCGCGGGCATACTCCAGCGAAATGCCAATCTGCGCCACAGTCGCGTCACGAAGCGGCACCGTGGCCGAGGGCGAGATGAGCGGCGTGAAAATCTTGCCGTCACTGCCCAGCCGAGAGGCATTGTTCAGGTCTGCCGAGACAGCCACCTGCGCCGTGCCGGCAGGGGCACCGAGGCTCAACAGTTCCCAACTCGTTCCCGTCCAGTATCGAAGCGTTGGCATGGGTCACTCGTAGGCTGGGTAGGAAAGATCAGTACGCCGCCTTGAAGCGGATGCCCGAGAAGTTGGCCTCGCTCGACTTCGCGCCGGGACTACATGAGATGTCGCGGCTCTTGCTGCTCACCGAGCAGAAGCCGTAGGTCACGGCAGTGCCGACGAGCCTCATCGCCAGCGGGTAACTCGCGTCCACTTCGGCAACAGGGAACTGCGGAGGAAGCCGCAGGGGAACCCACGAACCGCTGCCCGCACCGAATGCCAGAGTCCCCTTGAGTTCGATGAAGCCACCGATCATCCTCGCCTGAATCTCGGTGGAGACAGACTCCCTCGACCCATCCATACGAACCATCCACGTCCAGTCAATGTCGGGCGGAGGCATCTTCGTGCCACCGACGAGCATCAACTTCACCTCGTCAAGCACCGACTTCTTGAAGTCGGCCAGAGCCGGGTCGTTGATCGAAGGCGACCCAAGCGGGTTGATAGCGGCCAGCCGGTCATCAACCTGTTTGCGGGAGTAGAGAAACAGAGCCATCTGGTTGTCGAAGTCGGCCTTGCTGAACGCTTGGTCGATCTGCATGAAGCGGTCATCGACCTGTTTCTGCGTGTAAACGTCCGCTTGGTAGGCGAACTGGTTGGTGTCCACAATCGTGAGGAACTTGGAATCGCACTCGGCTTGCGTGTAGGTCGTGCCCTTGGCGGCATACCGGGCATCGGATTCGGCACGGGTGTAGATGCTGTCGAAAATGGCCTGAGTCTGGCTCCGCAGAAGATCACCGGATGCCTTGAGTTCATACTTGGCATCGGCATCTACTTGCGTGACGTAGGGGGACAAGTCGGTGACCGGAGCCTGCTTGCCTTCAAGGGTGTTCAGGCGGGCCTTGATGGGCTCAAAGTCCGACTGGTACGGAATCAGTTCAACACCACCCGGAGTGTCGAGAGCAAGACGAGGGCCGTACCCCTCTCCGGTGTCGGTGTACACCAAGCCGGGATTGCTAGGGGAGGCGGCATCACCAAAGGCGTACCCCTTGGCGACCATTGCATTGACCACCACATTCTGGGTGTTGTCCTGCTTCTTTGCATAGCCAGACAGGTCGGAGACATAGGCGATGATCTGGACTTCGCCGCTGGGTCCGTTGATCTGGATGCCCAGCCGTCCATCGGGGTAATCGGGGAACCGGGTGTAGCCGATGGTGGTGTTGGCCTTCGTAAAGACAAACGTCTCGGCCTTCATCTGGCTTGCCGTGATGACCTGACCGTAACTATCAAGCAGGGCGTAATCACTGAGGTCAGCCGATGTCAGGAGGTTGCCAACATCCTTGCCGTTGCTCCATGCAAGGTGGTAGGTGTCGCCTTCCTTGGTCGGGGCCAAAGACAGCCCCCCCTTCCACTTGATTGGGCTCGTCACGCTCTCGGTGAACTTGATCGCGGAAGGCTCGATCTCTACATCCCGAATGGCATCCAGAACGTCGATCTGCCCAGTGCCGATCTCGCTGCCCAAGTTGGACACGATCCCTTGGAGCGAGGTAAGGCTTGCGAGAAGGACGTTATCGTTGGCAATGCTGAAGTCCTTGTCGGCCTCCAACTTGTCATCGACTTCCTTCTTGGTGTAGGTGTCGGACTGATCGGCCTTGGCATCAAGGTCAGTAGTCCAAGCAAGTTGGGTCGGTGCCTTTCCGTCGAAAGACACGCCGAGCCGATGGCCCTGACCCTGCCCAAGGTCGGCAAGGCTGGTGGAGCCTGTTTTGCTCTCACCCAAAATCGACTCAAACGCAACGCCCCTCGCTTGGAAAATCCGAGCGGTCACGATCTGGGTGGGGTTGTTCGTGTCGGCCTTGAGGGCGAGTTTGGCATCTACCTCTGGCTTGTTGAAGTAGTTGGTCAGGTCAGCCCCGCCGCCGGTCAGGGCGAACAGGTCAACCATCTGCGGCGGGCCGAAAGGCTTGTCCAGTTCGTCCGACGCGACCAGCATCCACTTGCCATCGGGGGCAGAGTTCAGGAGCGTCGAGGGGTTCTGGGGCGTGGGCAGCCCGGCCTCGCTCTTGACCACCTTGGCCACCGAACGCAGGGAGCCGTTCACCACAATGTCGGTCTGGAACTGCGACCGGACGATGGACACCAGAGCCCCGGACTTCTGGAAGTAGTGCAGGCCATCCGGGTACGCGGCGAACGAATCCTCCACTCCCTGCGGCGTCGGGGAGGCCGGCTGCGGGGTGGGCTCGTCGTGGACCGTGACGGCAGAGCCACCGGAGCCGCCCGGCAGATTGGCAAGCAGCGCGTCGATCTCTGCGTCCGAGTACACCCCCACGATCCCGTTGGCGAAACGAGTCGAATCGGGAATGACCTTGACGGGAGCCGGGCGGGCAGGGGCTGGCATGAATCACTCCTCGATGATCGGCAACAGGTAACGCTTTCCACCGACAAGCACCGACACACCACCCACCATGTAGGGCTGGGTGAGTTCAGTACCGGCAGCGTTGAGGCCGATGATCGTGCCGTCCAGTTGCTGCGTGACCGGAGCGTCTGCGTAGGTGAACAGCGGGGTGGGGTCAGCACCGGGGGCCGTTGCCGGGGCCTCGATCAGCGGCATCAAATACCGCCTGCCGCCAACCATCACCGGAACAGCCCCGATCATGTAGGGCTGATGAATCTCCATGCCGTCTGCCGTCAGGCCGATGGGGAGTCCATTGGGTTGCTCGGTTACGGGAGCATCGAGATAGACCGGCGGGCGAGCGTTGCTGAAGTCCCCGGTGACCGGAGGCCGGTTCCCAAGAACACCCAGTACCCACTCCTCGGTAGCAAAGACTTCCTCGGTGGTGGCTCGATTCTCTGACGGGGAGTCAACCTTGAAGAACAGTTTCGGAGTGCCGTCAGCGTTGGTGCCGAAAAAGATCGTGTTGGGACCGTCGATGTCGATGGCCTTGGGAGCAATGGTCTGCCCCTTGATCGCAGCCAGAACGTCGGTGACCGGATAGCCGCCAGCGATTTCGGTCGGGTGAATCCAGAAGGCACCCGTGAAGTCGGGCGGCAGCGGGGTGGGGATCGAGACAATGGCAGCCCCGTTGCCGGTGGCCCCAATCAGAACCCACTGGCCGCCCCGATAAACGTAAGCCTTGTTTTGTGCAGGCATCAGTATTTCGCCTTCCACTGAATCCCGGTCAGCGTGATTTCATTGACCTTGCCGTTGGGCGAGACTGAAAGTTTGTTGTTGGTCTGAATGCAGACGTAGCCTGCCCGCACCACCACGCCCACCTCTCGCATGGCTGCCGCATAACACGCTTCCAATTCGGGCGGCGGAAAACCGGCCGGCAGCGTCAGGAAATTGACGCCAGTATTGGCAGTCGAGAAGGTGCTGACGCCCTCCAGTTGGACGAAGCCGTTCACCATGCGGGCCCGCACGGCACCGCCACCAATGAGAGTGCAGGGGGTCCACGGAATGTCGGGCGGCGGGGTCTTTCCGCCGCCAACCAGCACCGACTGCATGATCGTCTTGAGGTGCCGCTCGTAGGCCGCACCGGCTGGGGTGGCCGGGTTGAAGACGTTCTCCAGGGCCGTCAAGCGAGAGACAACTTCAGCGTCGGTCGGCGGGGAACTGTCCTCGACGCCGCCGGCAGTCTCGGTCGGGGCAGGGCGGGCCAAGTGAGCCACGCGATCCTCGACATACGGGACCGTGGCAAACTCGCGGCTTTCCACCCAAGGCACAGAGACGAACTCGCCTTCAGACAGAGAGCGGGCGACGGTGGCCTCTACATCGACCATCGTTACGCCGCCGGCCTCGATCACCATGCCAGCCTTCAGTTGCTCAATGATGTTCGCCATCTCGCGGTGAACGTCCTCCAGCGTGGCGGGCTCCGAGGCATCTCGGGTCGCAAAAGGCTGGAGCCAGATGTCCCCGTCCTTGAGGCTGGCACCCAGCGGGGCGGTGTCCTGCTCGTAGACCGTGGGGCCGGGGCCGGCAGGGCCAGACGGGCCGGGAGGACCGGAATTCCCGGTCGCCATGAGCCAGGGGAGTTGCGACCAGCGGAGAGTGCCGTCCCCGATCTTTAGCGTTTCGCCGAGGTTCGTGGACCCAATAACAAAAGCAAACTCGCCAGAAGCAAGAATAGGATCATTCTTCAGCCAGTTGTCTCGGGTGTCCTGCCGAACCCTAATCCGCTGGTAGCCACGCTCATCGGAGGAAGTTCCCCGAAAAGTGCTGGGCAGAAGCGGGTCTTCGACGGCAATGACCGGGATGCGGTAGGGGTCCATAGCGGGTCACCTCTGCCGTATTTATGTCCCGGCCCGCCTTGAATGGGACGCTACACTTTCTTCTTCCACCTCGGGGTGTGTTTTGCCTTCACCTTGGCAATGGCGTCCCGCATCGAAAGGCCAGGGGACTTGGCCATCTCCTGCTTGGCCAGTTCCTTGGCGAGCCGGGGATTGATGTCCCGCCTGACAGGAGCCTCTTCGTGGCCGTCGATGTCCACGATCCCCCGGACGGTCAGGTTCCGCTCCTTGGCCACCCGCTTCAGGTCGCCAACGTCCCCAACCCATGCGGCCGGATCGCAGTGGCCCAGTTTGTTGGCCAGCCCGCTCATGTACTGCTTGCCGGAAATGTTGATCCCAGCCGCCTTGGCCTCGCGGACGATTCGCTTGGCCTGCCGGGGCGGGAGGTCATCGAGCCAGTTCCCATCCAGCCGGCCTTCCTGAAAGGCCCGGTCGGTGCCCTTGGTGCCTGGCGGCTGTTGGAGGGCGCAAAGGAGAGCCCACCGCTCGCCGTGCCCAAGGGCCAGCACCTTCAGGTAGTGCTGCTGCACATCCTTGGGGGCAGTGGCAATGTCTGGCGGCAGATACGTCTTCATGCGGGCTGCATCTCCGGTGGCACTTGAGCCGGCACCGCCCCCGCCTCGCCCGGAGAGGCTTGCGGCCCATCACCGCTGGGAGGCTGTTGCGGATCAGGCGCAACGGGGGGCGGGGGCGGCGGCTCGGGGAGAAGGAAGGGACTGACCTCGATGTCGAGACTTTCGGCCCACGCGGACAACAGGGCATTCATCGGGCCCACCTGTCCCTGCATGGCCAGCGGCTGGAGGATGGGGCCCAGCGTCTGGAGGGCCATCTGCATTTTTTCCACTTGGCCAGCCTTGTTTGGCTTCCGGGCACTGCCGGCTTCGATGCGGTAGTCGTACTCGCGGGCCAGTTGATCCAGGGTGGTCTGCTCCAGCATCTGGCCCCAGACCACTGAGCCCAGCGGACCCAGGATCGGAGCAACGTCCTGCGGCTGGAGAAGCCAGCGAGCGGCCAGTGCTTCACGCCTAGCCAATACGGACATGGCTGATTCCAGTGCATCGGCCATGTCATCCGGTCGCACGGAAATCTGCTCGGACTTGACCTGTGCCTCTGCGGCACTCCTAAACTGGTTTCTGGTGAGCCCGTAGGTGAGTTCTGTCAGTCCGACTCGCTTGTCGAACATCTCGGAGACAGCCTGGATAATAGTGAACAATTCCGGCGTTACCTGTGGCAACTGGAAAACGCTCACCACATCGTCCACGGTCTTGCCAAGCGTCTCGGACAACTCCAGTAGGGAGAACCCGGACTCCTCATGCTTGAGGACTTGATCCTTGATGTCGTCGCCAGCCGCCTTGGAAACGCCAACCAGCGTCTTGCAACTGGTCATAATCCGGGTGGCGAGGAACGATAGGGCCCAATTCAAGAATTTGAGTTCCGGCAGGCCCGGCTTCAGGTGGCTGATCGGCCACGAATACCCAGGCTTGCGGTGGAACTGGAGCGGCGTGAAGGGCCAGCCGTTCAGGTCGGCATAGAAGGGGATCGGCCACCGGGTTCGGGTGAACAGGCTGTTGGGAAGCCCGGTTTCATCCGGCTCCTCCAGGGCCACCGCCTTCGGGACGTTCAACGGGTACTCGACCCCCTCGGCAATGACCAGATAGCAGTTCTGGCCCAGCCCGTCGAACATCTCCGCAAACTCTTTGGGGCTGTCCTTGAGCGAGTGGCCGAATCCCGTCTTGGAATAAATCTTCCAGTAGACGATGAGGTCATTGGTCTGGCCGTTCTTCTTTTTCGTCTTGTAGTCGCGGTCATCCTCCTTCGACCGGGACACATAACTTTCCAGATGCCCCTTCAGTTCGTCCTTGGACAAGCCGTACTTGGCCGCCACTTCCCCGATGGGATGAACGCAGCGTCTGGCGCACCACAGGATGTCCTCCTGCTCGTCGGCATCCGGGTCCATCAAGAGGTTGTCTACGGAGTCAAAGAAACTCCCGATCATCCCCACCGGGGCCTCGGACTCGCCGCCCATCTCGACCAGTTCGGTCCACCAAGTCCCCATCCCCTTCAGAATGCCCTCGTCCACAACCTTGCGAGAATGCTCGCGTAGATTGCACTCGACCGGGGTGTAGTTGAGGTAGGCTTCCAACAGCCCGCTGACCGTGCGGCGAATCTCCTCGACCATGCCAACCTGTTGGCTCATCTGGATGAACTGCTCGATCCGGGGGTCAGGCATCGGCTGCCCCGTCATCGGGTCCATCTGCGGCGGCTGGCTGGGGTCGATGCCCAGAGCCGTGGGCGGGATCACCGGGAACTTCTTGGGGGTGACCGTCCGCACCGGATTGCGGGAGTAGATCACCGAACCCAGCAACTTTACGGCCTCAAAAGCCCGGTTCAGAGTCATTCTGAACGAGGGGGGGCTGATCTTGGAGTAGGGCGTCCCACCCTTCGGATTCCAGAACCAATCGTTCCCGCCGTCAAAGAACTGCATCGACTCGCGGGCATCTTCCGCGAACGGCCGCTTGTGGGTGCGGGCCATTTCCAGTTTCTTCAGCCAGCCGGTGGCTACAGACCGCAGAGCCTCTTCCATCCGCTTGCTGTCGATGGCGTCGGACGGCGGCTCGTCCAGCACCGAGGGGTCACTGGGAGCGAGGGGGAGTTCTGGCGTCAGGGGCTCGTCCATCCGATTACCTCCCCCGGATGCAGGCATACCACATCCCATTCGGGCCTTGGGCAGTTCCCTGATCCATGATCTGGATTTGGCCGTAGTAGCAGCAATTCCGAACGGCGGCTTCGGGAGTCGATGCCATACCGATCCCCTCCATCATTCCGCCGTGGCCGCCCATGTGCTGAAGTCGCCCCATCCGGGCACAGGCTTCCGCTACACCCTGCGCCGTGTTGGTCACGGCCCGGACGACATTCTGAACCGGCTGGCCGGATTGATACTGCCGCCGGGGACGGGCCTCGGCCACGCTCATGCACAGGCCGAACGCACAAAGGAAGTAGACAGCCCTCATTCCGCCACCTCCTTCTGGCTGCGAGCCTTCTCGATCTTGGCCTTGACCAGAAGACCCTGGAGTTCCTTGAGGGCCTTGGTGTTGGGATGAAGGTCGAAACAGCCCCACTTCTGCCACTGGGGGGCCATCTCCGATTCCTTCCAGAACGGGTCCGAAACGTGGCGAACCGACTTCTTTTCCACGAAGCCAGCCGCCTGGGTGAACACCAGAATCGAGATAGCCTCGCGGCCGGGCCTCTCAATCACCCATCCCATCACGGGATTGGCGGGATTGTTCGGATCGTCATACCAATTCACCAGATCGCCAACCGTCACCTCTGGCATGGTGTAATTCGCCATTTGAGCCTCCTTCAAAGGGTTGGCTATAGGCTACCGATGGCCCACGGCACGGCAATAGGCTCAAGCGTAGTAGACTTCCGATGAGTACGAGGCAGGGGCCAGATACACCACCCCGGCCTTATTTTTTTCCTTGTCCCTCCTGGCCTTCCAATCCATCCACCAGGGCCGCTCGACTGCCGCAACCGGCTTGTGGTAGCGGGGCTCATAGGCCATGAGGTAGCGGAGGCAGTCCACCAGATGGAACTCGCCTCGCTTGTTGGGCTCGTCGGTCACGATGGTCTGGCCGCCCACGTTCACCGACTTCTTCTTGTACCGCTTCAACTCCCGCTCCAGATTGGGGCAGGCTCCCCGGAGAACCCGGAGGAACGCGGTGCCAGATGGGCGAACGTGGAGGGCCGACCGGACGCTGGACAGGCCAGCCTGAACGTCATCGCAGCCGGGGACGAAGGAATGGCCGCTGGTACGGGACGACACATTCAGGGTCGCCAGCCGCTCGGTGTATTGGTCTTGGGCCGACCGGCCTGAACCAATGTCGGTCAGGCGGGCACCGTGGGAGTCGATCAAGAAGGTGTAGAACTCCTGCCCGGAAACCTTCTCCTTGAACCGATCCCCGAAAATCAGGGCATTGCAGTTCCGTATGTAGAGTTCGTCGTAGAGAAGGCAGAATTCCCCGGAGGGAGGGATGGCCGCGAACAGGACCGCCGTGACCGCATGGCCGGGGTCGATGGCCGCAAACCGGCACCAATCGGCCGGCACCCGCTCCTCGGGCAAGTCCTTCCGATTCATTCCATGAATGCCGGGACTGTAGTTGGGGTAGACCAGAAGTGAGTCGAAGGTGAATTCGCCCTCGGCCCGCATTCGGAGATTGTCGTCCCCAAGAGCCGCCCACCGCTCCAGCATCACCTTCTTTTCGGCATCCTCAATAAAGGGGTTATCGAGAAACCTGAAGGTGAATCTCTGGATATGGCTCAAGCCTTGCTCCGCAGCCCTATCGGCCCGTTCCGCTAGGCTCAAGAGAGCGTCCGAACGGCTATGGGGCATCGCAGACCAGATCATGCGGCCCCGTCTATCAGCCAATCGTGCCTGCATTTCAGGCACCCAGTTCTCATTTGACAAGTCCTCATCGAAAACGCAAAGGTCGAGTTGAAAACCTTGGGGCGGATCGCCTTCCGATGAGAAGAAGTACAGAGTCCAGCCATTGATAAGTTCACAGGTCTGGATGTAGTTGGCACTTTTGAGTACCCAACTGGTGTTCTTGATGAGGCGGGGCGGAATCAGGGGCGGGGCAGGCTTGGCTTCGGACTTCCGGTCCTTGTCGTTGATGGGGTGATAGGCCCGCCAATCCCCGGTCTTCTCGTCCTTGATGATCTTGAATGCGCCGGCCTTGAACAGGTACGGAAAAATTGTCATCCCGATGTGCCGCCACCCGGCCCCGATGATGGCCAAATTCCCGTTTTCCTTGGGGTATTTGCCTGGGATCGGGTGAGTGCCGGTCACCGCCCAGGCCACCTCCATCATCACCGAGATGCTCTTGCCGGATCGGTTGCCACCCAGCACCAGCACCTCATGGGCCATGCAATCATGGACCGGACGCTGGTACTCGTTGGGGATGTAGAGTTTGAGCGGCTCTAACTGGCGAGCCGCCCGCTCCCGCTGGAGGGCCAGCAACTCCTCGCGGGAATGCTGACTGATCTGACCGAGTAAGTCGTCAGGGAGCATGGACAGCCCTGCTCAAGGCCGGCACGGCGGCAAGGTCTTCGGCCGACAGGGAGTTCCCCAAGGCAATCAGGTTCGCACCGGGAATCGAGGCGGTGTCCTGATGATTCTTGATGTACGTCAGGTTCTTGTGGGTAGCGACCACGTTCTCCAGCCGCTGGCTGAGTGCCACTTCCAGTTCCTCGTCGGTCATCAAACTGGCCGGCTTGGTCGTGCCCCCGGTTTCGGCGGTCTTCACCACCAGCCGCATGATGAGTTCAAGGATGGAGGTGCGAATCCGGCCACCGGGAGGAGCGGCGTAATACTGCTGGGCCATCGCAGAGGCCAGCCCCTGAGAGCCGCCAAACAGCGACATCACGCTCTCCAGCATTTCAGAGGTGTGCGGGATGTTGGAGCCGCCGTTCTTGGCCTTGTTCGTAAAGGCCACAACCGCTCGACGCTCCATGCGTTCCAGTTTCCGCTTTGCCCGGAGAGCCTTGTGGCACTTCTGGCAGATCGGCTGGAGCGTGTGCTGCGTACCCGGCACCCTCGGCCAATACTTGGGCGTCAGGGGGCGAACGTCGCCACAGGTTTCGCAAGCCCGCTCTTGAATGCGGGGGCCATCCGGCCGCGATTCGTCTTCCTTGCCATCCATGTCAGCGATCCAGTTGCACTGAATTCACCATAGGGTTGGGCCGCTTGCCCGAGTTCAGCATGGCCATCTGGATGCTAGGGTCGTTCTGGGAGGCGTAGTTCCCAGCCTGTTGGGCCATGACATCACTGATGCCGTGCCCATCAAGGTAGTCGCCCAACTGAGCAACCACATCTGCCGGGAGCATCGTACCCATCAACTCCCTTATGAGGTCGCTCATACCAGCACCCCTCTCAAAGAAACCCTCCGGGCAAAGAAAGCCCCCTCCCCGGTCGCAGCGGTGGTTGCGGTTCCGGGGAAGGGGCCCCTGTGCCAAGGAGTCAGTTCAGTCAGCGTAGATGCTCTTGACGGCAGCCTCGGCGGCAGCCTCATGCGCCGCGTCGGCAGCCTTCCGGGCAAACCGGCCAGCCCGTCGCTCGGCCTTGGCCTCGGCAACGGTGGCACGATAAGCCTTCCACGCATCCTTGCGGGTGGCACCCACACTGACGGGACCGCCGGCCTCGTAAATGTCCACCTCCTCGGTGACCTTCACGCTGCCGCCGTCCACCTTGATCTTCTCCTTGACGATAACCTCGGCGGGCTCGACCACCACCTCCTCCTCGACCACCACAACCGTCGGGGTGGCTTTCTTGGAACCGTGGCAGTTGCTGCCGGCCATCACCTGGGTCGAGGCCGCGGCGCAGCCCAGAAGGAAGGCACCGAAAAGAACGCTGCAAGTCTTGGTCATTGGAATCTCCTCAAAGGGCATGGGAACACCGAACAATGTAAGTCACTGAAACACCTGTGTCCAGTATGGAGTGCTGCCTCTGTATGCCAGCCCCACACCAATAGATTCATAGCAGGGGTTCAAGATGTTGGCACGATGGCCTCGGCTATTCATCCAAGCGTATTGCACCGACTCTGGGGTACGTTGCCCAAAGGCCACATTTTCCCCATATCCCATCCGGCTATGGTGCATCTTCGTCCTCGCCTGAATCATCGACCACCTCTCCGCATCCGCCATCATCTTCGGATTCGGGGTCAACGCCTTCAGGCCCCGGCGCGTCCGCTCCTGATTCACCAGTGCAATCACCGTCCGCTCGGGCGTAGGAGCGGGCGTCCTCAAAGTCGGCCTCTTCGGCGTCGGACAGGATGTCGCAACGGGAGGCTTTGTCTGCATCCCGCTCAACGCAAGGAGGATTAGGGCCGCTCCGAAAAGAATTCGTCGCATCATCGGCTTCAGTCCTTTTTGGCGGAATCTCCGTAGACCACGGCGAACACCAAGTCTCGACAGATTGAAGCAGCGTTCTTAGCACCCTCTCTCTCCAAAGCATTTCGCAACTCCATGAGTTGAACAACGGTCGTAATGTCGAAGTCGGTCTTCTTGCTTTTCCCGATGAGGCCCATAACCCAGAAGGTTGCGGCCTTTCCAAAGACGGGAGTCGCCAGGAGAAGGATGCCTACGATCAGGATGAGCGTTTGCTGGCTGAACAGGTCGAGCATTTCAATCTCCCTTTGTGCCAAGTTGCGCAAGACGGTCAGACTGCCATTCTACAAACGCCTTGAGCCGTGTCATATCGGCGTAGCCTGGGTCGCGCTTCTCAACCACCTTCACCATCTCTTGGACGTACCCCTCCATCTCCTTGGCGTGGGAATACGTTTCCCACCGTTCTTTCCCCAGCCCCAGTTGCTTGTGGGCTATGGTGCCGTGGATATAGGCATTGTGTTCGTCCAGCAAGTAGATGGGGCTTCGGTTCCAATCCTTCCGCTGTTGGACGAGATAGAGGTCGAAAATGCGGCCCCGCTTCTCCGGGGGAACGCTATTCGCCACTTGCTCGATGGTGATGTTGGGGTGCTTGAGGACGATCCCCTTGCCGTCCAGCAAGTAGATGCCGTGGGCCTGGGTGGTGGCGTGGAGCCGGTTGCTGACCCCGTGAGTGAGTTCGTGAACGTGGGTGACCAGATCGTCTGGCTCGCGGGGGTCAGCGAAGTAGTCCGGGTTCTTGACCCGGCAGTACAGGTCCGTGAGGATCGGCACCCGCTTGGACACCGGCCGGGTGACCGGCGGGCAGGCACCACTCAAGAACTGCAAGGCCGGCTGTTGCTTGAGAACGCTGAACGGCTGCACAACCTTGGGAGGCGGGTCCGGGGTCCGCACCAAAGTCGGCCCGCGTTGCGCCTGGAGCGGCCTTATCGTAAAAGCCGCCACCGCCATGAGGGCCCCAGCGAACACCCGAACTATTGGGAACAGGTTGTCCACTGGGGCCCCAATTTCTTGGTAGCCGGATCAGGCAGCCGAGTGTCCGTAGCCCGGATTCAGGAGCGTCCGAACCCGGCCGCCCGCCGCAGCCGAGATGGTCACGCCGATGGCATTGGCCTGCGTTCCCGCAGCCGCCGCACCAGCCGTCGCCGTCACGAACGAACCAGCCGCCGGGGAGGCAGCGGTGTTGACCGCACACGGGCCGGAAACCACCAGCCAGAACACATCGTTGTTCGCCACGCCACGGGCCGGGAGGTACTCGTCCACCACGCCCAGAGGAGCATCGGTGGCAGCCGCAGCCACCCCGTCCACCTCGGTCAGGATGGCCGCCTTCTTCATCTTCACCACCGCACCCGGAAGCAGGGGAGCCCCCGAGGTGTTGCGCACCGCGATGCAGTGAACCAGCCGGTTGCTCAAACTCACGCCCGTATTGGTGGTACGGGGGTCAGTGTCGGAGAACACCTTCTGGCTGCCGACAAAGGCATCACCGATGACGCCCTCGACGTTGTTGTTGACCCACTGCACACCGCTGAGAAGCGTCGTGCCCCGTCCGAACCACGGGTCGCTATTGATAATGCTCATGGGGAAAGGTTCCTTCTTGGGGGGCTTGGGTCAGGCAATGGCCTGCAACTTGAAGAAGTTTCTCGGGGAACGGAATTTCAGGTTTGCCAAAACGGACACTACAAACCTATATGCCTGCGTGTCCTCGTTGTAAAACGGTCCCTCGCTCGTAAGCAAAGAACCCTCCATGCAACGCAGTTCCATGTTCTTGATGGAAAGACCGTATCCCACATTGGCAGGGACGGCATACTCCGTCGTGATGTCCACGCCATCCTGCTGGAATACGTCATTGAAGCCGTACTGCTTCAGGCCACCGTTGCTGGAGATAAGGGCCCGCTCCTTGGAATCCAGTTTGTTCATGTATGCGATGTACCACTTACGGTCCAGCACCACCATGTCAATTTGGCTTTCCAAAGTGTCATTGCGTTTTGCCTGATGGATGCCTTCGCGCACTGCCTGCACACACTGGTCATCCCAGGTGAAACTGTCAGTACCGGCAGCGTTCTTGCCCTTGAAATACTTGCTGGTCACGTTGACCACGATAGGTGACCAGAAGTCATATTCAGGGTCCGACACACCGTTGGGCCACGATCCCTCCAACTGCGAACCAGCCAGGGCACCGAGGCCCGTGTTGATGGTCGCATAGGTGTCGGCAGGCCAGCCAAACGGGTCATCGGCATTGGCGGCCCGCTTGGTGCCGTCCACAACGCTGACCGTACCGTCGATGCCCATGAAGGACTCGATGCCGTGGAACCGCAACTCGTTCCCGGCCCTCGTCCCGTCGATCCAAACCTCCTTGGCGAGGTGCTGCTCCATCGACTCCTTCAGACGGGTACTCATCTTGCCGGCCACGTTGATGAGTTGGGCCTGACCACGGTTCTCAAGCATCTCCCTCTTATAGAGGGAATCGGTCACTTGATAGCCACGGTATGGGAGTTGGGCATCGACCCATAGGTTCTGGCGCGCAAAAACACGCGGTGTCTCGCCATTATTGCCCGTAACGGGCTGATTTCTATAGCGAACTTGCCAGTCGATCCCGGTCCCTCCCTGATTCATAATGATGTTGCCGCTGCCTTCCAGCGCAGCAAACACCTTGAACTTGCGGAAGGTGGTGACCTCTTCCTGCTTGAGGTAATTGAGGATCGTAGTAGCCACAACCCTCGCCCAGTCAGTCGTATTCGCCATGATTCACTCCTTCTATGCTTCTGAGAGTAAGGACTTTTCGGAGGCTGCGGCTAACAGCATCTGCTCAAAGGTCTGCTTTGGCTTGGGTTGCCGAGGGTCGAGGCTCGCGGCACCGGCAGATCGGCTCGGGTTTCGACTCGCTTCTCTGCGGAGGTACTGCATATTCTGCTGGGCCTGTACTTGCTGGGGCGGCTGGGCCACTTCCTGTTGCGGGGCCGGTTGGGGAACCGACTGCGGGGGTTGTGGCTGCCGCTCTTGCTCGTACTTCTGCACCAACAGGTCACGTTCGATCATGGCTGTCGCGTAGGCGGCTCGGGGCTTGGGCCCGTTGATGCCTAACGATCTAGCCTCGTCCACATATTTATGGAACAGTACCCCCGTCGGTGAAACGCTCCCTGTCTCGGAATCGAGCAACCAATCCCGATTTTTTTCTTCGAAATCGGAAACGAAGGCTTCGTTCTCCCTCGCCTGGAACGTCTGCTCGATCAGTTCCTGGGCCTTTTGTGCGGCCCGTTCCTCGATCATGGGGCCAATCGCTTCCTCGGGATTGGTCAGGAACTTGTTGGCAAAATCCGCCTTGTATTGCTGGTACTCCATCAGGGCGTGACGGGCATCCAGCGGGGCATCGGGGTGGATCACCTCACGGCCCGACTCGTCTCGGGAGAGGTATCGCCGGTAGGAATCTCGCACTGCGGGCGGGTTCCACCAGCCCTGCTTGGCCGGCGCGGCTTGCTGCGGTGCGGCCTGTTGTGCGGCCTGCTTCTGGGATTCCAGCCACTTCTCAAACTGCGGCCGATTGGCCAAGTATTCCTGCGTGACCGGCATGATTTGCTGGTACTGCCGCAGGGCCCGCTGGGCCGCCTGCTCCCGGTTCATTGCCTGATAGAGATGGGAGGCAATGGCCCGATCATCATGCCCCTGGAACTGGGGCAGAGTCTTGAACTGCTCCCACGGCGAGGACTGAGCCACAGGCTCCGGGGCCTGCGAAGGAGTCGAATCCGGCTGGGGCGAAGAGATCGACTCGGACGGCTCGGGTGCGGACTGCGGTGTCGAGATGGGTTCGATGTCGTCGCTCATGGCCTGCCTCCAAGGTATGGGAACCCCTGGAGTATTTGGGCCATAGGAAATTACGGCAATAGGCTAGTAGAACAGGTTCCCCAGAAAGGAGCCTGCCCGCTTAGTCACAGGCTCGGTAACCGACTGAAACGTAGTCTTGGGGGTGGCCAGTTTGTCCTTGTTGGCATCAAGGAGCCGCAGTTGTTGCTGGCGGTTGGCGGCCTCGGCGGCAGTTCGGGCCTGGAACGCCTCCCTGTTTTCATTTAGCGCGGGCTCGATGAATTCCACGGCAGAGGCGGCCAGTTGCGTGGGATCGAGGCTTTCGTCCACCAGTTCCCGCCCCGTCCGGGCCAGCCTTCCGGCTCGGGCAATATCGTCGGCCACGCTCGCAGCGTATTTCCCAGCCAGCGGCACACCGCTCTTGGCGACCTGTGTAGCCCCGGCTTTCACCAGCCCGCTGATCCCGCCCGTGGCCAAAGTGCTGCCGTCGAGCAAGCCGTTGGCAAAACTCATCGCCGCGTTGATACCCGGCTGGATGCCGGGGATGCGGCCGTTCTCGGGGAGGTAGTCGCCAAACCAAGAGCGGAAGGTGTCGCCGGAAGTTTGGCCCTGCGATTGGTCCCACGCGCTCCGCATCCGGTGGATGAGATGATCGTTCTGGAGCCCGGTGCCCTGACTCTGGGAGAGGTGCGGGTGCATCCTGTTCCAATCGGCCCCGGCCCAGCGGGTGGCCGCATTGCCCACCGCATCCAGGGCCGATCCCCCAGTGTTTCGGGCAGTCGCCGCCTGGGAGCCAATATCGGGCCCAACCCCCAGCACCTTGGTGGCGAGATTTCCAACCCAGTTGTCCGGTCGCTGGAGGAAGGAGGCGTCCGAGAATGCTGCGGCCCGCTCCCGGCCAAGCGACTCGGCATAGTTGGTGGCCGCCCCGTTCATCTCGACTTCGGGTTTCAGGTTTGCTTGACCAACCCATGCCCCAGGAGAGGTGCTGAAAAACCAGCCGTGTCTCGGCGGCCCAGCAATCCCGCCGTTCCTGGCCGACTCGATGTCCCGGTAGAGTTTCTGCCGCTCATTGATCTGATCGACCATCTGGCCGCCGGGGCTCATGTCGAGGCTATCTGGCTCCCGGCCGTTCTTTCCCTTGAAGTCCTCGACTTGATGCGGCAGCCAAGCCAGCCCCGGATAGTTTCCAAGCATGGCCTCGGCATCGGCCCGCAAGTCTGGCGGCAGCGGCTGGCGGGATGGGTGGAAATGGTCTGGGTGGCCTAATTCGGCCATGCCTCGGAGGAACTGGAAGTGCGGATTCTCTCTGCCGGCCATGTGGTCCGCTGCCATCTCGGCCGGGGTAGAGCGGACGAAGGCACGATCTTGAGGCAACAGGCGAGCCAAATCCGCCGCAATCGCGTGTTCCAGTGCTTCTTGCGGTGTCATACGAGGAGGGCCTCCTTGAGGGAGGGCACCTGAGAGGAG